TAGAGTATTGGGATAATGAAGTTGAAGGTTTAAAAGATGATCAAGATGGTTTAAACGAATTTTATAGACAATTCCCAAGAACCACAAAGCATGCTTTTAGAGATGAATCTAAAGAATCCTTATTTAATCTAACTAAGATATATCAACAAATAGATTATAACGAAGATATTAAAAACTCCTTAAGTGTAACTAAAGGTAGTTTTATGTGGGAAAATAGTGAACAAGATACTAGAGTAATATTTGTTCCAAACAAACAGGGTAGATTTTTTGTAAGTTGGGTTCCTGGTGAATCATTACAAAATAGAAGATTTATTAAAAATGGAGTAAATTATCCTGGTAATGAACATATGGGTGCATTTGGATGTGATCCTTATGATATATCAGGAACAGTAGATAAAAGAGGATCCAATGGTTCTTTACATGGATTAACTAAGTTTTCTATGGAAAACCACCCAGCAAATCATTTCTTTTTAGAATATATAGCTCGACCCCAAACAGCTGAAATATTCTTTGAAGATGTACTTATGGCATGCGTATTTTATGGAATGCCAATATTAGCAGAAAATAATAAACCTAGACTTTTATATTATTTTAAAAGAAGAGGTTATAGAGGGTTTGCAATGAACAGACCTGATAAAAGAAGAAACAAATTATCAGTAACAGAAAGAGAAATAGGTGGAATACCCAACTCAAGTGAAGATATTAAACAAGCACACGCTGCAGCAATTGAAACATATATAGAACACTATGTTGGTTTAAAAGAAACCGGATATGGAGATATGTATTTTCAAAGAACATTAGAAGATTGGGCTAGATTTAATATAAATAATAGAACTACCCATGATGCCTCTATTAGTTCTGGTTTAGCTTTGATGGCGTGTAATAAACATAGATACACACCTACCAAAACTATAATAAGAGAATCTGTAGATTTAGGTATAACAAGATATGATAATAAAGGATATACATCAAAAATTATAAGTTAAATGAATATATATACTAACACCAACAGCGTTTTTCCTAGTCAAGTAGTAAGCGATGCTGAAAAAGCTACTTGGGAATACGGGGAGCAGGTTGCTCAAGCAATAGAACAAGAGTGGTTTCGTAATGGAAGAACTAATGGTAATAGATATTTAACTAGTTGGAATAATTATCACCAACTAAGATTGTATGCTAGAGGCGAACAATCAATACAAAAATATAAAGATGAATTAGCTATTAACGGTGATTTATCTTATCTTAATTTAGATTGGAAACCTGTACCTATATTATCTAAGTTTGTTGATATTGTAGTTAATGGTATATCTCAAAAAACATATGATATTAAAGCTTATGCTCAAGATCCTGAATCTATAAAGAAAAGAACTGAATATGCTTCTAAGATTTATGAAGATATGTTGTCGTTAGATTATTTAGAAATAATAAAAAACACTTTAGGATTAGATTTATACCAAAGTCCTGCTTTAGATGTTATACCAGAAACTAAAGATGAATTAGAGTTGCACATGCAATTAACATATAAACAATCTATTGAAATTGCAGAAGAAGAAGCTATTTCTAGTGTATTAGCTCAAAACAAATATGATCTTATTAGAAGAAGATTAAATATGGATTTAACAGTTTGTGGAATTGCAGCTGCTAAAACTAATTTTAATACAGCTAATGGAGTGACCGTAGACTATGTTGATCCTGCTTATTTAGTATATTCTTACACAGAAGATCCAAATTTTGAAGATGTATATTACGTAGGAGAATTAAAAGCTATAACTATCCCTGAACTTAAAAAAGAATTTCCTAATATATCTGAAGAAGAATTAGAAAGAATACAATCTATGCCTAATAATAGATCTTATGTTACAGGTTGGGGAGATTATGATGAAAATACAGTACAAGTTTTATATTTTGATTATAAAACTTATCATAATCAAGTATTTAAAATTAAACATACTGAACAAGGATTAGAAAAAGCATTAGAAAAACCTGATACTTTTAATCCTCCTGAAAATGATAATTTTGAAAGAGTGTCAAGATCTATTGAAGTTTTATATAGTGGAGCTAAAGTTTTAGGTAGTAATACAATGTTAAAATGGGAATTAGCTGAGAATATGTCTAGACCTATGGCTGATACTACTAAAGTAAAAATGAATTATGCTATTTGTGCTCCTAGAATATATAAAGGTAGAATCGAATCTCTAGTAGGTAAATGTATAGGGTTTGCTGATATGATTCAATTAACTCATTTAAAACTCCAACAAGTAATTTCAAGACTAGTTCCAGATGGTGTTTATTTAGACATGGATGGGTTGGCTGAAGTTGATCTTGGTAATGGAACAAACTATAATCCAGCAGAGGCATTAAATATGTATTTCCAAACTGGTAGTATAGTTGGTAGATCACTTACTCAAGAAGGAGATATGAACCCTGGCAAAGTACCTATTCAAGAACTTAATTCTTCAGCAGGGGGAGCGAAAATACAAAGCTTAATTCAAACATATCAATATTATCTACAAATGATAAGAGACGTGACCGGATTAAATGAAGCTAGAGATGGAAGTACTCCAGATAGGAATACATTAGTAGGATTACAGAAAATAGCTGCTAATGCGTCTAATGTAGCAACTAGACACATTGTTCAATCTAGTTTATATATAACATTGAAATTAGCAGAAAATATAGGATTAAAAATAGCTGATGCTTTAGAGTTTCCATTAACAAAAGCTTCACTACAAAATTCTATATCTACTTTTAACATTAAAACATTAGAAGAAATTGTTAACCTAAACTTACATGATTTTGGTATATTCTTAGAATTAGAACCCGACGAAGAACACCAAGCAAAATTAGAAGAAAATATTCAAGTTGCATTAAAAAGCGGCGGAATAGATTTAGAAGATGCTATTGATTTAAGACAAATCAAAAATCTTAAACTAGCTAATCAAATGCTTAAAGTTAAACGTAAAGCTAAAGAAGAAAAAGAACAAGCTAATCAACAAGCTAATATTCAAGCTCAAGCAGCGGCTCAAGCAGATGCAGCAGAAAAAACAGCTATGTCAGAGGTACAAAAGCAACAAGCAATTAGTGGGGCTAATGTAGAATATGAAAAAGCTAAGAGTGAATTTGAAAAAGATCGTATGCAATTACAAGCCCAATTAGATCAACAAAAATTAGTAGCAGAACATCAAAATGCTATGGAACTAAAAGGTCTTGAAAGACAAGAAGAAAAAGAAAAAGAACAACTCATAGAAAATCGTAAAGATAAAAGAATAAAAATGGAAGGTACTCAACAAAGTAAAATGATATCTCAAAGACAAAATGATAGTGATCCTATTAATTTTGAGTTAGAAGGAGCTATATCACCTACTGGTGCAGTACCACCTGTTATTTAATTATTAATTATTTAATTATATTATATTATGTCAGAAACAAAAACAACTTCTAAAGAAGAAGTAAAACAAGAAGGTGACTTTAAATTAAAGTCAAAAAAGAAAACTCCTAAGAAATTAGGTAAACAAGAACAAAAAATTACTAAAGTAAACATAAACCCTAAAGAACCTTTAATAGAGATTCCGGATAATGTTACTAAAGTAGAAATGAAAAAAGAAGAAGATGCCATTCAAATCGGAGAAACAAAGGAAGTACCTGTGGGCGAACCATCCGGAGATAGCCCAAAGGTGGGAAAATCTGTACAAGAGTCCAACGAGATTTCTGAAGGGTTTTCTCCAATCAGCGAAGTCACAGAAGAAGAAATAAAACAAGTTAAAAAAGAAGTTAAAGAAGCTGTTAGAGATGAAAAAGTACTAGGTAAACCTTTACCAGAAAACATCGAAAAACTAGTTAACTTCATGGAAAAAACTGGTGGTACTATAGAGGATTATACTAGATTAAACGCAGATTATTCTAATATAAACGAAGAAGCATTATTAAAAGAATTTTATAAAAAATCTAAACCACATCTTGATGATGAGGAAATAGGTTTTGTAATGGAAGAAAATTTCTATTACGATGAAGAAGTTGACGAAGAGCGTGACGTCAAAAGAAAAAAACTCGCTAAAAAAGAAGCAATTGCAGAAGCCAAAAACTATTTGGAAGACTTGAAACAAAAATATTACGACGAGATCAAGTTGAGACCGGGCGTTACTCAAGAACAACAAAAAG